TCCGCCTCCCGCTGGCTGGCGTGCACGGCGGCCCCCCGCTTTGAGGAGGGGATGCCGGAGAGCACCAGCAACTATGCGGAGGAGGGCCGCCTGGCCCACGCCATTGCGGAGCTCAAGGTCCTCAAGAAATTTACCATCATGACCAGCCGAACCTATGCCACCCGGCTCAATAAGCTCAATAAAGAGGCGGCCTATGATCCGGAGATGGACAAGACCACAGACCTCTACCTGGAGCACCTGATGGAGCAGGCCATGACCTACAACAGCGCGCCCACCGTGGCCGCTGAGGTCAAGGTTGACTTTGCGGACTATGTGCCGGAGGGCTTTGGCACCTGTGACTGCGTGATGATAGGCGGAGATACCCTTTGCATTACGGACTACAAGCACGGCAAAGGCGTCCCCGTGGCCGCTGAGAGCAACCCCCAGATGCGGCTCTACGCCCTGGGTGCCCTCAAGCGCTACGCCCCCATCTTTGGGGACACCATCAAGCACGTCCGCATGAGCATTGACCAGCCCCGCCTTGACAGCTACACCACGGACACCATCACAGTGGAGGATCTGCGGGCGTGGGGTGACAGCATCAAGCCCATTGCCAGCAAGGCCTTTTCCGGCTCTGGGGAGTTTGTCCCCGGTGACCATTGCCGTTTTTGCCGGGGCAAGGCCCAGTGCCGTGCCCGTGCCAATGTCAACACGGCGCTGGAGGACTTCAAGGACTGTATGCCCGCCGGAACGCTCCCGGCGGATGCCATGATCCCCCAGGAGTTTGCCCACGTCGGGCCCATCACTGGGGGAACCATCCACCCGCTCCTCTCTGATGAGGAGATTGGTGATCTACTCATCCGGGGCAAGTACCTTATCCAGTGGTACAAGGATCTCGAGGCCTATGCCACAGATGCCCTGCTGTCGGGGAAAGAAATCCCTGGTTGGAAACTGGTGGCGGGCCGGAGCATCCGCACCTTTAATGACCAGGATGCCGCCATCCAGGCCGTTATTGCCGCCGGATATGATGAGGCGCTGGTTTATGACCGCAAGCCCAAAACGCTCTCTGAACTGGAGAAACTGATGGGCAAGGCGGAGTTTGCTGAGAAAATTGGAAGCTTTGTAGTCAAGCCCCTGGGCAAGCCCACGCTGGCGCTGGCAACAGACAAGCGTGATGCCTACAACCCCGCCGCTTCTGATTTTGCGGGGGTGATCGCATAATGGCCCGCACATTCTACTTTACGGATAACACCCAAGTGGCGCTTTTTTGTGATGACACAGAAAAACTGGTCGATGATCTAGAGCGCATCCTCCGTGAGCGCCTTGGCAACGACACCGCCGATTTGTTGTGTGACATCATGCAGGAATACAGGGACACAGTGGCCATCCTTAAGGATGAACTAAAAGCTATATACGTTTCTAACTCAAAACAATAAATGATGAATGATAAGGAGATTAAAGATTATGTATCAGAACGACCCCATGAAAGTGCTGACCGGTGAGGTCCGTTTGTCCTACTGCAACCTGACCGCCCCCAGGGCTGCCCAGCAGGGTGGAGAGCCAAGGTACAGCGTTACGCTGCTCATCCCCAAGACGGACACAGCTACCAAGGCGGACATTGACGCCGCCATCCAGGCCGCCGCCAATGAGGCGCTGGCCAAGGTGTGGAACGGGGCCCGCCCGCCCCAGCTCCGAACCCCGATCTATGACGGTGATGGTGTGCGTCCCTCGGGAGCGCCTTTTGGAGAGGAGTGTAAAGGGCATTGGGTTATCAATGCCTCTACGAAGAACAAGCCCCAGGTGGTGGGCATGGACAACATCAACTGTGAGCTGGCCCCCTCTGACATTTACAGCGGGATGTATGCCCGTGTCACCATCCGCTTTTTCGGCTACTCCAACAGCGGCAACAAGGGCATCGGCTGCGGCCTGGGTAACGTCATGAAAACCCGTGACGGTGAGGCCTTGGCGGGCAGCGCCTCCGCCTCCGTGGACTTTGCCGGGGTGGGTGCCGCCCCTGCGGCCCCCGCCTACCAACCCCCCGCCCCCGGCCCTGCCGCCGCCACGCCACCCTGGGGCACCGCCAGTGGCGTCAACCCCATCACCGGCCAGCCCATGTAAGAGGAGGACACGATGCACCATCTCAGTATTGACCTGGAGACTTATTCCAGTGTGCCGCTGGCCAAGGCCGGGGCTCAAAAATACATACAGAGCCCGAATTTTCAAATCCTGCTCTTTGCGTATAGTGTGGATGGTGCACCTGTTGAGATTGTGGACTTAGCACGGGGGGAGGTACTTCCCCCGTGGCTGGTCCAGGCCATCACCTCTCCGGACTACATCAAGCACGCATACAACGCCCCCTTTGAGTGGGGCTGCCTGTCCAAGTTTCTGGGCTATCTGCCGCCGGAGCAATGGCGCTGTACCATGTTCCACGGCCTTTACTGCGGCTATACCGCCGGGCTGGATGCCACAGGGAAGGCGCTGGGGCTGCCGGAGGATAAGAAAAAGCTGAACACCGGAAAGGCCCTCATCCGCTATTTCTGCGTGCCCTGCAAGCCCTCCAAGGCCAATGGCCAACGCACCCGTAACCTCCCGCACCATGACCTCGCAAAGTGGGAGCTGTTCCGAGAATACTGCCGCCAGGACGTGGTGACGGAGATGGAGATTGAGCGGCGGCTGTCCGCTTTCCCCGTGCCGGACTTTGTACAGAAACAGTGGGAGACAGACCTCGTTATCAACGCAAGGGGTGTGGCCGTTGACATGGAGCTGGTGGACGGCGCTCTCTCCCTGGGAGACACCGTGCGCGAGAATCTCATAGCGGAGGCCATGCAACTGTCTGGCCTCAACAACCCCAACAGCGTGGCCCAGCTTACCAGGTGGCTGGAGGAGGAGACAGGGGAGGAATTGGCTGATCTGCGCAAGGACACGGTGGCCCGGCTGCTCAAAGAGGACAACAACAGCGCCAAGGTCCGCCGTATGCTGGAGATACGCCAAGAGCTGGGCAAGACCTCCACCAAGAAATATGACGCTATTGAGGCCGCCGTGTGTGCGGATGGCCGGGTCCGAGGGCTGCTCCAATTTTATGGGGCCAACCGCACGGGGCGCTGGGCCGGGCGGCTGGTACAGGTCCAGAACCTCCCCCGCACCTACACAGAGCCCCTTGACCTAGCCCGTGAAATGGTCCAGCACCGCAACCTGGACGGGCTCCGGGCGGTCTATGGCTCCGTGCCTGACACCCTCAGCCAGCTCATCCGCACAGCGTTCATAGCGCCGGAGGGCCATGTGTTCATTGACGCTGACTTTAGCGCCATAGAGGCCCGTGTCATCTCCTGGCTGGCCGGTGAGCAATGGCGGCTTGAGGTGTTCCGCACTCACGGCAAAATCTATGAGGCCAGCGCGTCCCAAATGTTCGGTGTGCCCATTGAGCTTATCAAGAAGGGAAATCCAGAGTACGCCTTGCGGCAAAAGGGGAAGGTGGCAGAGTTGGCCCTTGGCTACCAGGGCGGCTCTGGGGCCTTGATTGCAATGGGGGCGCTAGACATGGGCATCCCGGAGGCTGACCTGCCGGACATCGTAAGTCGCTGGCGGGGGGCTAATCAGCGCATTCGGGACCTGTGGTATTCCATGGACAATGCCGCTGTCCAAGTCATCACCCAGGGCGGCTCCGTGGGTCTCAACGGTCTCATCCTTTCCTGCGAGTATGACTGTAACCAGGGAACGGATTGTATGACCATCACGCTGCCCTCCGGGCGTAAGCTCTATTATAACTCTCCCAGCATAGGTGAAAATCAGTGGGGCAAGCCGTCCATCTCCTACATGGGTATGGACCAAAAGACTAAGCGCTGGAAACGCATCGAAACCTACGGCGGCAAGCTGGTGGAGAACTGCGTCCAGGCCATCGCCCGTGACTGTCTGGCGGATGCCATTGAGCGGCTAGAGGCCGCTGGACTGCCAGTGGTGTTTCATGTGCATGATGAGGTGGTCATTGACGTGGCCCCCTGGACGGATGAGAACACCATGCTCCAGACGGTGGTGGACATTATGCGCAAGCCCATCACCTGGGCCCCAGACCTGCCCCTCAATGCGGACGGCTGGGTGGGGCGCTACTTTAGAAAGGACTAGGATACCTGTGGACTATACGGATTTCATCACGGCAAAATCAACGGCGGCTATCTACACAGACAGCATTCAAGTGGACGCGAGCCAGCTGAACCAAGTGCTGTACCCGTTTCAGCAGGATATCGTGCGCTGGGCGCTGGCGAAGGGCAGGGCCGCTATTTTTGCAGACTGTGGCCTGGGGCTGCTCCATAAGCAGATTCGGAAGGACAGCTCTATGAGCCGCCAGGGGCTCCCTGACTATGTGGTAACCTTCCGAAAGCCGGGGGAGAACCCGGAGGCTGTCTCCCACACCTATGAGCAGTTTCCGGTGGACGTGTGGCAGCGGTATGCCTCTCCTGTGTGGATGGACATCCGGCAGAGCAACACCCTCCAGCGCAAGTCCGCGCGGGATGAGAAGGACGAGAAGCACATTTGCCCGCTCCAGCTGGACCTGATCGAGCGGTGCATCGACCTGTGGACCAACCCGAATGATATCGTGCTGGACCCGTTCTGCGGCATCGGCTCGGCGCCCTATCAGGCGGTGCTCATGGGACGCCGAGGGCTGGGGGTGGAGCTCAAGGATACCTACTATCAGCAGGCAGTGAAGAACCTCACCATAGCAGATCAGGAGGCCGGCACAAGGGCCAATTTTGATCAGGTGCGATGCCGTTGTCAGAACTGCGGAATCAAAGTGCCGGACAAGATCTGCCCCATCTGCGGGGCAGAGATCTAGGGAGTAAGCTACTATGCAATATGACCGCAAAATAACAATTTCCGCTGGGAACAACCGGCGGGCCATGAACTGGACACCGCAGACCATGCTCCTCTCGGAGCTGTGGGCGCGGCTCCAGACCCCCGCCAGGGGCACGGAACCGCTGGTGGAATATCTGAATATGAAAAAGGCCCAGCAGGATGACCTCAAGGATGTGGGCGGCTTTATAGCAGGCACTCTATCCGGCCCCCGCCGCAAGGCCAACGCCGTCACAGGGCGGGACGTCATCACCCTGGACCTGGACAACATCCCCGCCGGGGGCACGCAGGATGTGCTGCGCCGGGTGGAGGGGCTGGGCTGTGGCTATTGCATCTATTCAACTAGAAAACACAGCCCAGCAGCCCCCAGGCTCCGGGTTCTGCTGCCGTTGGACCGCACCGTGTCAGCGGACGAATATGAGCCCTTGGCACGGAAGATGGCGGAATACATAGGCCTGGAGCTTGCCGACCCCACCACCTTTGAAGTCTCCAGGCTCATGTACTGGCCCTCCTGCTGTGCGGACAGTCAATACATTTACACATGGCAGGACAAGCCCCTCTTATCCGCAAACGGTCTGCTGGCCCAATATGCGGATTGGCGGGACTGCGCTGTCTGGCCCCAGGTACCAGGGGCGGTGAGCCTACCTAAGTTGGCCGTTAAGCAGGGTGACCCGGAGGGTAAAAAGGGAGTAGTGGGGGCCTTTTGCCGCACCTATGATATTTGCCGGGCGATGGACGAGCTGATCCCCGGTATGTATGAGCTGGTGGACAGTATGCCTGGCCCCTACACATATTTAGGCGGTTCCACCACCGGCGGGGCTGTGG